GTTTTAAAAGCCATTCCTCAGCTATTACTTTTTTATCATCTATTAGCTTACCTGTAATAAAAGATATTTTAGGTTCGCTGTAATCTACATATGTAGAAAATTCTAAATAGTTTGCGTCTTGTCTAGTCATCTTAATAGTTTTGAATGTAAATTAATGTAGCTAAGATTGAAGCTCCTATTATACATAAGTGAGCAACTACATCTAACATCTTATTCCTTCTTTTAGCTCTCTCTTTAGTTAGATTTATCTCGTTATAATTTTGCAATTTGTTTTTAATAAAAAAGTTTGCTTTTTCTTTTTCATTTAAGAAGTAAGTAGCTCCTGTGTTGTTGTTTACAATTTTGTAGTTCATTTCTTGATTATTTAGTTATTAATTATAGTTCATAAAATAGTAGTGTCTGTCCAAAGTACTTCGTTTGCTAGTCCGTCCGCATACGGGAGTTACGATTTATTACCAACCTTTTGAGCGTTTACACCAAACCTTTATTTGATGTGATAATACCACTTGCTTCGCTTCAGTATATATGCCATCACAGAGCCTAATCCCACCGTTTAATCAAGTTTAATACTTCGCCAAGTATTATAATAATATTGCTATCATTTTATTTTATAAAGCGTCTAACTTTTTTAACTCTCGTCGCTAGGGTGCGCGTCTAGTTTCCTATATATCAGATTTTGTTTTCTACTATTTCAATGAACTAATTATTTACAAGGCAAAGATAAAACCTTTTTTTGAATTAACAAGCTTTTTAACTAAGTTTTTAACTAAAAATATTAAAAATAGTTATTCCTTATCTAGTAAATTATACTAAAATAAATTTAAAAAAAAGATTAAAATTGGTTGAAAAAGATGTTAAAAACCTATAAATTCAGCAATAAAATAACTAAAATTATAAGCATATACATTAAAAATATGTTGACTGATTTACTTTCTTCCATTAGAAATAATGTACAAGTCTAGCTATTTGACCTGATTTTTTTGAATGTATGAAACCTTCTACTGCTTTTTGAACTCCACAAAAGCCTTTTCTATTGTGCCAACTATCAGTTCCACTTGGTGAACGCATATACTCAACAGTTACACCTATAAAGTCTTTAGCGTCTAACCATTTGTATTTTACTTTATGGTGTATGTGGTGTAAATACCAATACCTGTATTTAGTTTCAGCCCATTCTTGCGGTCTTTCGTTTGCCATTAACATAGGGAGTTTATCCATTTTAGCTCCGTCTCCGTGTTCAAGCCCTATAAGATTAGAACCGTACTTATAATATTTCCTGTGTGCTACAGATATATCAAATGTTACATCTTTAGTATTTCTGAACCAAGACTTTAAAGAGTGTGCTAAATGAAATCCGCTTTGATAATCGTGATTAGACATTGAATGAACTACATCAACAGGAGCAACCTCCCTTAATATCTCAACACATTTAACATATAGTTTTAAAGCTACTTCAAAATGTTGCCACCATTTGCCGTCCGCGTCTTGTGGTGTTCCTGCTGTTGTCGTGTTATATACATTGTCAATATGTAGCATGTCGTTTCCTACGCAAAATAAAACCCTATCTATACTAAACCCCTGAGCTTTACTAATAAGTCCTGTAACGCCTTCTAAAACTCTATTGTAAGCAATCTCTGTATTATATTCATCTCCTGTTTCTAAAGCAACCCCTAGTTTACCAATATGTATATCAGCAGGGTTTATCACTAATAGGTGTTCACCTTTAACTCTTTTAATTGTTGGGTATTTTGGAGAGTAGTTTTCTATTAGACTTTGTATGTCTTCAAGTAGTTCTAGCTTATCAGTTCCGTATTGTTCTTTAGTAACTATTGAAAAGCGTAACTCCCCTGACATACTTTGCCAATGTTTAACGCTTACAATATCCTTTTTATTTATACCCCTATCTTTAAGGTGAATATCTAAAGCAGTATTGCCGTTAATGTTTTGTAAGTCCTTTCCCCTGCTTTCATTGATTAGCTCAACTTCTTCAGGGGAAAGTCTTATTCTTGTTCCTGCCAAAATTTACTTTTTAATATCAGCAATTCCTTGACCTAATACAAGTGCTGAAATACTTAGTAATATTCCTTTTACTTCTTCTGCGTCCAATCCAAATTTTTCGCTTAATACAGTTGTTAAAATTCCAACTACTGTGTACCAAAATTTACGACTACTAAACATATTCATTAAAATTCCGTTTACGTACTTTTCTAAAAACTTTTTCATAACTATTTATTTTTGATTATTAAATTAATGTTTTCGCCGCCTAAATTAAGTATTTCTTTGATAACTAAATCCATAGCTAAGCGAGAGTTTTCAACAATGTCTTGTTCACGACCATTTCCTACTAGAATACAACCGCTTGTGTCTTTAGCTGTATTTCCTCTATGGAATAAGATATAGTCCCTATTAGGTACATCTTGAACTAATAAGTGTAAGTAATCTCTTGTCGCACTTTCTCTTGCTAGTCTTAGTCTTACTTTGTAATTTCCTTTAGGAATACAGCTTATACTTCTTTGATTGTCTATCCAAGGATTTTCTAATGTATCACAAAAACTTTCACCATTGATAAACAATCTACCAATAGTTGATTTTTCTGTGAATGTATCTCTTATGATTAAAAGATTAACGACCTTGACCTCTGTAGGCTTTTTTAAAGCCGTTCTGTCCTTTACTTGCGTTTTTGGAGTGTACTCCCTTTCGTTTCTTTTTAACGCTCTTAAAAGAGCTTGTAACAACATTACGAGCCATCTAGTTATTTTTATCAAATTGAGTGAATTTATATATAGTATATGCTATTGAAAGTATTAGTGCAATAAAACTTAGTATTTCATTTGCACTTGCTAGAGTAAATCCAATAGCTGAAAAATTAGCTAACCCTACTTGTAGAGTATCTTTTACTTCTGTCATTGTTTTTTGTTTTTTTATCTAAGTAAGATTTTAACTTAGTAACATTTTTAGTTTTCGGTTTATAGTGTCTTTTCATTATGAGTAATCAGAAGCGTTTAAAAAGTTTCTCAATGTAAGTTTAGTTCCTTGTCTCATTGGTCTTTCTAGGTTCATACCGTTATAGTAAGCGTTTTGGTCAGGAGAAATGTCTGCTCCACTATTAGTATTGTATTCAGGAAAAAGACTAATATTATTAGTAATATACGAAATCATTCTTTCTAAAAAATATTCAGCATTGTTCCTTACTTCCTCTCTAAGGTGTTGAGCTTCTTCTGTGCTTAAAGCGTTTCCTGTCTCTGAAGTCTTAGAATAAATGTTACCGTTTTCCGTTTTAAATCTAAGGTAGGGTATGCACATATGAAATGCAAAAGAGGGGAGGCAGTCGCCAATATACTCATCTACTAAAGTCTTGTATGCTTCATTACCTACATTACCTATTGTTCCTGCTGTAATTAAACTTTCTAATTTTTCGTAAAGTGTAGTCCCTAGTTTTGGCTCTATATAAATACGCTGTGCCTGTAACACATAAGGTAACAAGATTTGAGGGTCAACATTTAAGTTAATTGCTGTGCTATCTTTTAGCTTTGCTTCTGATATAAATAATACGTAGCTCATAATTAGTTGTAATATCCGTTATTTTTCATTTTTCTAGGTGGTGTTGCTACCAACTTATCGTTCTTCTTAGCAGTAAATCCTTCTGACTTAGCTTTAGTGTAGCCAATCATATCAGCGTCTTCTATTTTAGTTGTCTTACTTTCACCTATAACTGTTTTGTAAATTCTTCTGCTCCAAAAGTGAAAACATTGAGGACCTCCTTTGTAAAGAAAAATTGAGTAAGTATCAGCTCCATCAATACCAAATCCCGGATTAACTGCTTTTTTACCCATATTAATGATGTCCTCCTTCCTATACAGCTTTTTTGCCGCTTCCATTTTTCTGCAAAAATCTCTTTTAGTTCCTGATTTGTTTTCTAAGAAATTGTCATTAGCGTAAACATATCTAACTCTAAAGTAATCATAAGACTTTTTAGAGATACCATCTTGTTCAGACTTACGGCTTGGAATAGCTCTACCTGTTGAAGCTAGTTCTAACTTTTCAGTCATTAACTCGTTTAATACTTCTTCATAGTTAAAGTCTTGGTGTTCTCCATCTACAACTTCTTCTTCTATTAATTCCCATTCTTCAGGAATGTCCTCCCCAAACTCCTGAATGAATTTATCTAGCTCTGTTGCTTCAGTATGTCCTTCA